CTCGGCACAGACAGTTGATCTTGCTTCTCTTGAAAGGTATCTGACAATGCCCTACGAAGTAATAATGAACGCAACAGGTTGCAACGGTCATGCTGTTGTCAAAGTCAACACAACCATTCCTGTTGAGGGTGGTTGCCACGACACCCATCAAGAAGCGTTAGATCAAATGACTGCGTTGAACATAGCAACATCTGATGAGAACGAATATGAGAATGAAGATGAAGAGCGACATCTTGATTTGACAGTCCCCGAGTTTATGCGAAGCAACGCTCGTCGTGGTTTGAAGTATCACGAAGAAGGATTATCAGGCGACGGATTACAACCGCAAACTGTTGAGGATGCACGAAAGATGGTGGCAGGGAACATCACCGAAGCGAAGTGGCGTAAGATTTCCCCTTGGATTGCTCGGCACATGGTTGACCTTGAAGCCGAAGGTGTAGCAGAAGGGGAGATCACCGCAGGCGTGGTTGCGCATCTTCTTTGGGGAAGTGGCACGACGAAGAGAGCGGCAACTCGGACAATGGAATATGCAGAGAGAATCGTTGCACATTTAGATCAAGAAGAAATGCGTGCGCCTGCGCCAGCAATGGACAAGATTTTCGGGAGCGAAAAAAATCCTGCTGGTTCAGCCGCAGACAAGGTTGGCGATATTGAACTCAGCGAAGCGACAGAAACAGCGTTGCAAAATAAAGTTACTGAACACAACAAAGAGATGGCTGACCGAGACCGACCTGTTTGGACTCGTGTTCGGGTAGGTCAGTTGCGATCTGTGTATCGGCGAGGTGCTGGTGCATTCTCTACATCTCACAGACCGAACATGACACGAGCGCAATGGGCAATGGCGAGAGTGAACGCCTTTTTGTTTCTTGTCAGAACTGGTAAGCCTGAGAATCCGAACTATGTCACCGACAATGATTTGCTTCATCGGGAACATCCGAAATACTCAAACAGTCGTGGATATGATTCCAACAAAGAAGGAGCAACGAGAACAATGGAAAACGCAGAGAGTGTTGCAGATGAACTAGATATTAGCGATGATGTTGAATCTGATGATGAGACCTCGCTTGAAGATATTGAGGTTGTTTCTATTGAGACCGAAGATGGTGAACTTGTTGTGCCTAGTTCGTGGGTTACCAGCGTTCAAAACAACAGGAGCATCGCCTACAACACAGCCGAACTTCGTGCAAGCGACGACGGCAAAACCCTCGTGGGGTACGCCTCAGTCTTTGACAGTCCGAGCGAGCCGCTCCCTTGGGTTGAATATGTGCGCAGGGGAGCCTTCCGCAAGACCATCAAAGATGGCGCAGATGTCCGTCTGCTCATAGACCACGAAGGCATCCCACTCGCACGGACACGATCAGGAACCTTGATGCTGAAAGAGGATGACATCGGATTGAGGGTTGAAGCAAGACTAGATGAAACCAACCCTGATGCGATGCGAGTGATCTCGGCGATGCGTCGTGGCGACCTAAGCCAAATGTCGTTTGCCTTCCAAACGGTCAAGGATTCGTGGAGCGCAGACCGAAGCGTGCGAGACCTCAAAGAGGTTCGCCTGTTTGATGTCAGCGTCGTAACATATCCTGCATACGAAGAAACTGTTGCAGAATTGCGTTCAGCAAATAACACAGACTCAACTACAGTTGCGCCAACTGCTCCGTTGGCTTTGCGCAAACGCCAAATCCAACTAATGCAAATACAAGCCGAGAACTAGCCGACACGCAGTCACTAGACATCCCACTTGACACCATCCCGAACCTCACAACAACTAGGAGAATGAAATGTCAATGTCAATCAAACTCAGCGAAAAGCGTCAAGCGCACATCGCAGAAGCAGGCGCAATCGTCGCAAAGGCAGAAGTCGAAGCACGAGACCTGACCACCGAAGAAGATGAAGCAATCGGAGCCGCTTTGCGTTCAGCAAAGGACTTAGATGCAAGCATCGCACAACACGAGGAATTAGAAGCCCGAAGTGTTGCCGCTGTTGAAGTCCGCAAAGAGACCAGCGTTGCAGTCGTTAAGAGCGAGCCACGCACCTACTCACCATCAGCACCGTCATCGTTTATCGCTGATGCTTATGGCGCACAGTTCAACAACGACTTCAGCGCACAAGAGCGTCTCGCACGCCACATGAAAGAAGAGCGGATTGAGCGTCGTGATGTCACATCGGCAAACTTCGCTGGCTTGATCGTGCCACAGTTCCTCACCGAACTCGCCGCACCGTTCGCAAGAGCAGGTCGCCCATTCCTTGATGTCGCACGCAAGCATCAACTTCCCGATGCTGGTCTGGTAATTTCAATTTCAAAGGTGACCACAGGTGTCAGCACCGCAGTTCAGACCGAAGGTGCCGCTGTCTCAGAAACCAACATGGATGACACCAAGTTGGACATCTCGGTTGTCACTGTCGCTGGTCAGCAGAATGTTTCTCGCCAATCCATTGAGCGTGGAACAAACATTGACTCGCTCGTAATGGCTGACCTTGTTGCCGCATACCACACCAACCTTGATTCGTTGAATGTGACCACAAGCGCAACATCGTTGACGAACACCATCACGCAGGTCATCACCTACACCGATGCTTCGCCAACCGTCGCAGAAATGTATCCCAAGATCGTTGATGGCATTCAGCGCATTCAGACCAACTACTTTGCTGGACCGAACTTCATCTTGATGCACCCACGCCGCCTCGGATTCTTCCTCGCCGCAGTTGACGATCAGAAGCGACCACTCGCTGTTCCTGTTCCCAACTTCAACGGTCAGCCAGCATTCGCATCGGGTAACGGTGCGCCTGTGTACGGCAACAGCGGATATACGATGCTCGGCTTGCCGATCATCACAGACGCCAATGTCATCACTACAAACGGTGCAGGTGCGAACGAAGATGTCATCATCATCGGCAACACGCAAGAAGCACACTTGTTTGAAGATGGCGACGGTTCACCGATGATGCTTCGCTTTGAGCAACCGAAAGCGGCTGAACTTGACATCACGATGATTGTCTATGGTTACAGCGCATTCACAGCAAACCGTTATCCAAATGCGTTTGCACTTGTCGGCGGTACTGGACTCATCACACCGACATTCTGATAATGTGGGTCAGCGCAATCTTGGGGATTGCGCTGACCACTATCGGATGAAAGAAGAAAAGCGATGAAGAACAATCAGATTGTGGCATTGCTGTCAGAGCGCATCGGATATGTCCGACGCAACCTGCCGAAGCGTGTCGCCCAAGTTGATGAAGCATTGGGCAAACTTGGACATCTCGTTGAAACTGCGACTGCTGAACCGCAAGCGGAACAGGCAAACAAGCCTGCCGTGACAAAGCGAGTCATCAAGAAAGACTGATCGTGGCAATCACAAACGGATACGCAACACTTGCAGAGGTAAAAGCCGCTTTGCGTGTCACGGACAGTATTGACGACACCTTGATTGAGAACGCTATTGAAGGCGCATCACGACGCATAGATGGATACTGCGGCAGATGGTTCTATCAGTCCCCGTCAACAGCAATCAGCATCTATCCGATTGACTCATACAACATTCGGGTTGATGACATCGCAACAACATCTGTCATAGTGAAAACTGATAATAATGGCGACGGAACTTTTGAGACAACCCTGACGCAAGGCACGGACTACCAACTAGAACCGCTGAACGCAGTCTTGAAAAAAATACCTTTCAACCGTATCGTTGCTATCGGTAACAGAACCTTTCCAATCATTCTCGCTCCTGATAGACCGCTTGTTCAAGTCACAGCAGTTTGGGGTTGGGATGCTGTTCCTGATGATGTTCGTGAAGCGTGCGTGCTTCTATCCATTCGTGGATTCGCACGCCTCAATGCGGCTCTCGGTGTTGTTGGATTTGCTGATATGGCTTTTCAAGTGCGTGCTGTTGACCCTGATGTCCGTGACCTGCTCTCACCGTACCGCATCCTCGGTGTTGCCTGATGCCTTCAACAGTCGGTGCGGTCAGCACAGCATTGAAAACCGCTCTCGGAACGATCACGGGTTTGCGAACAGCATCCATCCAACCTGACCAGTTGAACCCACCGATTGCTTTCCCTGTTCTGAATAGTGTCTCTTACCATCAGTCAATGGGAACAACATCCGCTTTGACTTTGATGGAATACACGATCTTCGTGATTGTCGGCAGATACACCGACAGAACGGCACACGCAACTCTAGACTCGTTCCTGTCGCCGACTGGTGCGCTGAGTGTTCGCACGGCTCTAGAAGCCGACTCAACCCTTGGTGGAGTTGTCAGCACACTGATAGTTGATCAGTCAACAAACATTTCAAGTGTTACAAGCGCAGAGGCAGAGTTTCTGCAAATCAGTTTCAATGTCCGAGTCCACAATTAGGAGAATTAAAATGGCTAAGTCATATAAAGTTTTGAGCGACAACTGCACACTCGGCAAAGTCGGTGAGACTGTCACACCTGTTGATATGTCAGATGATAACCTTGCCGCATTGGTCGTAGGTGGACATCTTGAAGAAGTAAAGAAAGAAACCAAAACCGAAACCGCATCTACTAAGGAGAACATCTAATGGCAGTTTTCAGCCTCAAGAATGCAAGCATCTTGATTAACGCAATAGACCTGAGCAACAAGTCAAACTCAGTGACCGTGAACTATGAGATTGACTCCATTGAAGTAACAGCGTTCGGTTCAGGCGGTCACACATTCGCTGGTGGGCTTCAGAACATTTCTGTTGACATCACTTTGCATCAAGACCTAGCGGCGTCAAGCGTGGAAGCAACCATCTTTCCTCTAGTCGGAACTACGACAACTCTTGCGATCAAGAATGATTCAGCGGCAACCAGCGCAACCAATCCGCTTTATACGATTAGTAACGCTTTCCTCGCCTCGCATACACCTGTAGCAGGTGCCATTGGTGACCTTGCCTCTACCTCGCTGACTTTCACTGGCGGAACAATCGTCAAAACCACTGCATAACCAAAACCAAACTAGGAGCGACAAATGAAAATAGGGTTGAAGGTTTCATACAACGACGGACAAAGCAAAGATGTTGAAGCGGTGTTCGCTGACTTCGTTGCGTTTGAGCGGACATGGAATAGGAGCATCACACAGTTTGAAACAGAACTGCGTTTGACTGACCTTGCGTGGCTTGCTTGGCACAGCGAGAAGCGTCGCAAGCAGACTGCGCTCGCCTTTGAACCTGATTGGATTGAAAGCGTGCAAGGAATTGAAGCACAACCTGAAGAGACCAGCGGCGTTGATAGCCCTTTGCCGAAGGTTCAGCACACCGACTGATCGCTTGGCTTTCGCTTGAAAGCGGTATCGCACCGTCAGTTTTGTTAAATGAATCTGAGGCGATGATTGAGGCGATGATTGAAGTGCAGAAAGCAAGAACCAAACAGCAACACCAGCGCAGATAGACTTGCGACATGGCGCAACAATCATCTCTCCTCTTAGACATTGACGCAACATCGCTTCAACCTGTCTTACAAGAGTTGAGATATCTTGATCGTACTCTTTACGACGCCACGCTGAAAGGATTGCGAGATGCGGCGCAACCCTTGGTGATGAAAGTCAGAGCAGGTTTCCCGTCAAGAACTCTCAGCGGTCTTATGACTCAACACAAGTCAACGCCTAGCCTGCAAACAACAAAGAGGTCGCAGGACTATCCCGTGTACAACAGCGGAGCAGTGAAGCGAGGCGTGACCGCTATTGCTGGTGGAAGCAAACGAAGCAACCGAACAACCTTCCCTGTTTTGCGCATCCGACAGAAGCAAGGTGCGGCGATGATCTACGACATGGCACAACACGACGCAGACGGTGAAACGCTTGCACGCAACCTGCGGAGGAAGCACGGCAACGCATCACGAACTATGTATCCCGTCATCAGAGCAAACATCAAGATGATTGAAAAAGATGTTGACGCTGAAATCAAGAAAGCAGAGAAGATGGTCAATGACCGCATCTTTGCCACAGGTGGGAAGTCGCAATACAAGGCATCGTCAGCACGAGCAAAGTCTCAGTCTCGTACTTCTCTCGGCAAATTCGGAAAGCGATTCTAATGGCAATCAACATCCCACTGATAACAACCTTTGACGCAAAAGGAATCAACCGTGCAGTCAGGGAGTTCAAGAAACTTGAAGGTGGCGTAAACAAGTCGGCGTTCGTGTTGAAAAACTTAGATCGGGCTTCAACTAACGCTTTCAAATCCATTGCGAAAGTCAGCGCAGGATTAGCAATCGGCGCAGGGATTGTCGGTAAGGCTCTCGTCAGTCAGGCAATGGAAGCGAAGCGTGTCACTGCCGAAACGAATGCAATTATCAAAGCGACGGGTGGTGCGGCAAGAATTAGTGCTAAGGGAGTCGCTGATCTGTCAGACAAACTTTCTATGCAGATCGGCGTTGACGACGAACTCATCCAAAAGACAGCGAACCTTCTGCTCACTTTCAAGCAGGTACAGAATGTTACTGGTGAAGGCAACGACATATTCACTCAGGCGGTCACACTTGCGCAGGACTTAGGTTCGGTGTTCGGCTCGGCTGATGCGGCGGCAATGCAACTCGGCAAAGCGTTAAGCGACCCGATAGCAGGCATCACAGCGTTACGGCGTGCAGGCATCAACTTCACGGCTCAGCAGAAAGAGCAAATCAAAACGCTTGTTGATTCAGGCAAAACTCTTGAAGCACAGAAACTGATCTTGGCTGAAGTTGAGTCTCAGGTAGGCGGAACAGCAAAAGCGACTTCAACAGACTTCGGCAGAATGCAAGTAGCGATAGAGAATGTTGCAGAGAAACTCGGTGCGTTGTTGCTTCCGTATCTTGAAGATTTTGCAAACTTTATCACTACAACTATCGTTCCGATCTTGGATGAGTTTGCCTCTATTGTCGGCGAGGAAGGTCTTGGTGCTGGCATCAAGTTTCTTGGTGGTGAACTTCTTGACTTCTTCACGGAACTTGAAGGAACGGGCGCAATCATTTACGGCATAGTCGCCGCTTTTGTTGCGTTGAAGATCGCCATGACTATTGCGACAACAGCAACAGTTTTGTTTGGTGCCGCTTTTGCTTCAACAGGCATCGGACTTATCATCATTGCTATCTCCGCAGTAGTTGTTGCTGTCATTGCGATGGCGGTCAAGTTTCAATGGTTCAGAGATACTTTGAAAGATATTTGGAACAACATCGTGATGTTCGTGCAGGACTACATCAATGCGTTCCTCGGTGTCTATGAGTTTTTCATAAACAAGTTCATTCAGGGAGCCAACATTCTCATTGAGGGTTACAACAAGTTCAACAATGTTTTCGGCGGAACAGATATAACGCCACTTAAGGAAGTGAACTATGAGATCAACTTGATGGGTGCTTTGATGGAGCAGACCACCAAGAAAGCAATCATAATGGCGAACACCATCAACAAAAATGTTCAGGGGACAGGTGTTGGAGGTTCACGCAGAAGCCCTGAGATGGGTGGTGGGGGCGGTGTCTCTACTCCTACTCCTTCTTTAGGAGGCGGAGGTGGTGGAACTGTCAAAACGATGGCAGAACGCTTCCAAGAACTTATTGCTTCCGTGCAGGGCTACGGCAAACAACTGAAAACTGTTAATGAAGCACAGAAGAAATTTGAGCAAGCACCACTAGATTTGAAGGTTGCGATTGAGTCAACAGCGAAAGCGCAAGAACATTTCAACAAGACGCTCAATGGATTTGGAATTGAAAGCAAAGAAGCGATCAGGGCTACACGGAACCTTGAAGAAGCGCAACGGAACTCCACTCGTGCAGGCATCGGATTAGCAGACGCACAGCAGTCGGTCATTGAGGCACAGAAAGAACTTACACGCCTTCAATCTCCTGCGAGCGCAAGAAGCATTCAGGAAGCACAAGACGCAATCACACAGGCAACATTTGATCTCGCTGACGCAGACAAGGAACTGGCGAAAGCACAGCAACGAAATAAGCCTCGTGAGTTAGAACTTGCACGCATCGCTCAGCGTGACGCAACAAACGCCCTCGCTGACGCAACCCTCGGATTGACAGAACTTCAGAGTGGGGCATCAGCGCAGGAAATAACAGACGCCACCGAAGTCTTAACTGAAGCCGAACTTAGTCTTGCTGAAGCACAACTAGGAGTAGAAGAAGCAACAATCGGAGTAACGACTGCACAGACCTTGCTTGACGAAGCAGTCAACGGAGCCAAAACGGGAACGGATGCCTACACCGAAGCCCTCAAACTTTTGACGGAAGCAAAAGAAGCCGAAGCCACAGCCACCGATCTTGTTACTACTTCAACGATTGCTCTTAAGGATGCCAAACTTTCGCTCGCTGACGCTGAAGCCAAAGTCAGAACCAGCAGAGGAGGGATGACCACCGATCAGGTCAGCAACGCCGAAAGATTGACAGGAATCGCAATAGGAAACATTCCTGCTGTGGATTATTCAAAGGTTGATTTTGAGGCACTCGGTAGATACATGAAATCAAAAGGTTACAAAATTGCGGGTGAGCGAGCGTTAGGTGGTTCAGTTCAGGGCAACAAAACCTATGTCGTGGGAGAGCGTGGAGCAGAATTGTTCACTCCTTCCACAGGTGGAATGATCACATCAAACTCTGCTCTCGGTGGAAGTCAAACAAACATCACAGTCAACGCAGGTCTGATCTCTACGCCTGATCAGATTGGTCAACAGATCATTGAGGCTATACAGAAGTCTCAACGACGAAGCGGCAAAGTGTTCGTCACAGTATGAGTCTCCCAACGATTGAAGTCTTTGTCGGTTTTCAGACGACGACTGGCTTCGGTAGTCCGTTTCAACTTGACAGCGCCACTTTCGGATTGTTGGATACGGGCACGCTCGGCGGTATAGCGTTCGCTGACCTGACAAGCATTTGCCAAAGCATCACCACTTCTCGTGGTCGTAGTCGCCAGTTAGATCAGTTCAACGCTGGTTCAGCGACAGTCAGTTTTGACAACAGTTCCCGACTTCTTGACCCACTCAACACTGCCAGCGTTCACTATCCATTTGTGTTGCCGAGATGCCCAATTATCATCAAAGCAAATGGCATCGCCATATTTACTGGAGTTGTTACTGACTGGAACTTGGATTATGACATCAGTGGCAACGACATGATGACCGCCGAGTGCGCAGACTCGTTCACGGTCTTTGCAAACCAAGCATTGAACGAGATCACACCTGCGCAACATTCGTCGTCGGTTCGTGTAACCACAATCCTTGACCTTCCTGAGATCGCATATCAGGGGGGGAGAAGCATCGGGACAGGTTCGTCAACGCTCGGAGCGTTTGATATCACTCAGGACACGAACTGCCTGAACTATCTTCAACAGGTAACAACATCAGAGCAAGGGTTCCTATTCATTGCCGCTGATGGCACACTAACCTTCAAAGGTAGGACATCTGTATTGAACCCTCTCGCTGGAGCGAACTTCACCGATGACGGCACAGGAATCTCATATATGGCTTTGAGTAACGAGTTCGGTGACGAATTGTTGCACAATTATATTGTTGCTCAAAGCCCCGACGCTGGAGTTGAACAGATTGCAAGCAACTCAACAAGTATCGCTCTCTATCAAAATCAGCAGTTGTCAATCACTGACCTGTTGAACTCAACGATCACAGAGGTTGCAAGTATCGCAAACTATTTGCTCGGCAAGTATGCGAACCCTGTTTTGCGTTTCAATGGGTTATCAACACAACTCATAGGACTTTCAGAAGCAGATCAAAACATTTGTCTCAGTCTTGATTTAACTGGAATTTGTTCAGTGTTGAAGTCCTACACGGTTGGAACGCCGCTTACAGTCACGCAGACTCTCATCGTGTCAGGTGTCAATCATACGATCTCGCCTTCATCGCATACAATCGGTTTCACTTTTGAATCAACAGACAGCAACCAATATATGACACTTAACGACACTATTTTCGGTACTCTTGACAACAACCTTCTATCCTTCTAAGGAGAAAACATTATGGCTACACCCACCAACCTTCCCGCAACCTTTACATCGGGCGCTGTCTTGACTGCGGCTCAACAAAACGACCTTAGAGGGGCTTTTCGTATCTTGCAGGTTGTTTCAGGCACAACCACAACCTCAACATCGTCGTCAACTGCAACTTTTGTTGATACAACGCTTACAGCAACGATTACTCCACAATCGTCATCTAGTAAGATTCTTGTTATTGTTACTCAAAACGGTTGCAACAAAAGTAACGGCAACGCTTTTACTGCATTGAGCCTGCGACTTTTACGAGGCGCAACTGTCATTCAAACTATTGGTAATTCTCTCGGTTTCTCAGGCAATGCAGAGCAAGCAAACTTTTGTGCAAGTACAACGATCCTTGATAGCCCTGCAACAACAAGCGCAACAACATACAAAACGCAACTTAATAGTCCGTTCGCTTTTGCAACAGCAACAGTGCAAACAAGCAGTGTGGAAAGTACAATTATTTTGATGGAGGTTTCAGCATGACAAACCCAACAATTGACGAGAACCCAATGATCAAACTGCTCATTGACGCAGGTTTTACTACTGGTTGGGCGATCTCTGGTGACAATCTAATCCTTTGGGAACATGACGCAGAACCCCCTGCGCCGTTAACACGCCCTCAAACAATCAGTGAACCGACAGAGGCATGAAAACGCTTGCTGTGATCGCCGCTCTCGCCGTCGTGTGAGTTTGTTGGTTTCCTGTGAATGGTTTGCGACTCCTGATCTTTGCGCCTGTCGCTTTGCTTTCATTCTTTGCTTCGCCTGCACAGGCTGAACCGATACAAGGGTTGAACGCTGTCGGATACATCGTGAACGAAATACCACCGACCCGATCAGAGGACTCGTATCCTGTTTGCCACAGCGAAACAGAGAACAACATAAATCGCAACTACAACGGTGAACCTTTCGGCTCCTGCGGTGAAGATCAGTTCATGGTGCATTTCACGGGTTTCATTATTATCCCTGAGCATCAGACCATTGAGTTTTGGATTGCGAGTGACGACGGCGGCACAGTCAAGATCGGTGACAGCGAGTTCGGTGTGTGGCAAGATCAGGGATGCTCATGGACTTTGAGTGGAGAGTTGACGCTTCCTGCTGGTGCGCAAACCCTTGACGCATGGTTCTATGAGAACGGGGGTGATTCTTGTTTCATGTTGGCGTGGAACATAGATGGGCAGGGTTTAGAGATCGTGCCTGACGAAGCGTTCACGATGGAGTCACCAATTCCACCAACGACGACATCAACCACAACGGAAGTTCCCACAACAACCACCACAACGCTTCCGCCAACGACAACAACAGAAACGCCGACAACAACGACATCAACCACAACAGAGCCACCGTCAACAACTTCAACCGTATTTGAGACCACGACAACCGCATCCCCTGAGACTACAACAACATCCCTAGTAGAAACGACGACGACATCACCGCCAACTACAACATCCACAATCCCGACAACAACAACTTCTACTACTGCACCAACAACGAGTGCGCCTGCCACGACGACGAGCATCGCAGAGACCACTACAACGCCTCCTACGCTCCCCGAAACGACGACGACGACCTTCGCACCACAACCGCCAACCGTTGACCCTGAACCAATCGTGGAAGCGTTCGCCGACGCAGACACTTCAGCCGAGATCGTCGCTGTTGCTGAAGCCTTACTACAAACCGACCTAACCGCAGAGGAGTTCATCGCTGTCATAGAGCAGGTCTTTGAACAACCGCTCACCGACGAGGCTTTTACAAACATCCTTGACGCCGTACTCGTAGAGGACATCACTGCGGAAGAGTTCACAAGTTTTGTTGATGCCCTCGGAAGCGACACGATCACCGATGAGCAAGTATTAGAAGCGATCACCGCCATCGTTGACAACGGCATCACAGCGGAGCAGGCAACAACTGTCGCTGAGAGTGCCGACGCACTAGAAGCGATCACAGGCGAAGTCGCCGCAGAAGTCTTTGACGCAATCGTTCAAGACGACCTCACCGATGAGCAAGCCATCAAGATCGTTGATGCCGTTCAGGATGCGCCGACAGAGGTTCGGGAATCGTTTGAGGAAGAGATCAACATTTTCGGTGGCTCAGGTTTTGACGGCTACATTCCGACGGACTCCGTTGTGCCTGTGTCAACTCGTCGTGTCTTGGTCGCAGTATCAGCAACCTTTGTCGTTGTGCCTGTTTCTTCACGCCGTATCGGATAGTCGCAGGAGCAACACAATGTTTGCGATACTAGAACCATGAGAAAGATTTTGGATGAAGCGTCAGGTCTTGTGTGGACACTGGCAGGCACTTCACTCGTTCTGATTACTTTGTCGGGCGACACGAAAAGAATCGGATTGCTGATCGCAGGCGCAGGTCTCATTATCAACTTAGGTGTTATGGCGTTGAAGTTTGCGGACAAAGACGAAGAGGATGATGTATGAAGCGCATCCTCGCTGTTCTCGTCATACCTTTTGTGATCTTATTCAGTTCATGTGGTGACCGTGTACGAGGCGACTGTGCTACGAAACCCGAATCACAGAGATGTGATACCTCAACAGGAGCAACGACACCATGAAGAAGTACACCAACTCTGAAATCAAAGCACGACTCGTCTTAATGGTTGGTTTTGCACTCTCTCTCACTTTCATCTTGTCTGTCGGAATGATCTTGTACTCACTCACCTTCGTCGTACAGCCATTGGAAGTTTCACCCAATGACTCCAAAGGATGGGAAGTGCTCTCATCTGTGCTTCTCGTGCTCGCTGGTGCGCTTACGGGATTGCTCGCTTCAAATGGTTTGAAAGACAAAGACAAAGGAGACCCAAATGACTAGCCGAACTTATACAGGCAACAAGGATGCAGTTCACGCACAAAAGCGAGAAGGCACAAAAGTGATGGCAGACCACATGATGTTTATTTTTGGTTTGCGCAACCTCGGCATTTTTGCTGATCGTGAGATTCGTGGAACTTCAAAGGTGAAGCCCCCAAAAAGCGTTCACGCAACTTGGCGT